CCCACGGTGCTCTACACCTTCACACCCAGCGCTGTGTCATGCGCCGTCGAGGAGTACTCGTTCACCTTCGACCGCGCCGGCGTCGTGCACTACGACGTCTCAGGAGGCGGCAAATACAGCCACCCTGTGTGGGACTGGAACCGTGATAGCTGCACCGTCACCCGCACAATCCTCGGCGTTCCCATTATCACTACGGCCTACCTCATTGACCGCCGTGATTGCGGCCCCCACCATTCACTGGTGCTCCTCACGCCTACCGGCACCTGGTACGGGCCTTGGGCGTGGTTGGCCGCGCGCCTCCAATCGCATCCGCTCCAGCGCCTTTCTCTCTTGCGGGGCCAACATAACCGCATGGAGATTCGCACCGCCGCCACCCACCTGGTTTGCACCGGGGTGCCGTTGCAACACGCCTGCGCGACGGTCCCGGTCGAGATCGACGACACGATCAGCAACTTGGCGCGTATTGGTAAGCATGACCTGACCCTCCCCACGGTCGAGACCAACCTTGGGCCTCCCACCCATGACGCAGCAACTCTACTCCTTCGCAAGCGAGATGCAGCGATCCTCCTCGACTACCATCGCATGCCGGGTGACCGGCCCATGGTTGTCTGCCCTGTCGAGTGGTCCATGCAGCGCTACCAGTTTGGAGCATACGATCCCGATGCCAAGAGCCCCATGCAGGCGTTCATGTCCCCCCTCGTGGCCGAGGCCTGGGTCCCGGACCGCACCAAGGGCAACACGCAGCGCGCTGTCGACAAGCGCATTACCGCCGTGGCCAGTGACGCCACAATCACCCCATTCCACAACAACTGCGTCAATGAGTTCCTCGACTTCATGTTCCCAGTCGCGCACATCCTCCGCCCCACGGACGACGACTTCGTGAGCGAGCAACAGGACCGGCCCAGCCAGCAACGCATCATTGCCGACGCGGCCTCGTCCCCCTGGCTGCCAGCCATCGCGAAGTTCTTCGTCAAGACCGAGAGCTACGCGAAGCCGGCCGACCCACGCATCATCACCACCTACAACGGGGTGGACAAGGTCGCATACTCCAAGTACATGTACCCCCTCGCCGCATACTGCAAGCGGTTCAAGTGGTACGCGTTTGGCATGACCCCCCGCGCCATTTCCGAGCGCGTCGCCACCATTTGTGGGTTCGCAGCGTTTGCCGGCAACGACGATTTCTCCCGCTTTGATGGGACCCTCGCGCCGGCCCTCCGCCATTTCGAGCGCTGCGTGTTGACACGTGCCTACGCCGAGGATTTCCTCGCTGAGCTCGGCGAGCTCCACAGCGCGCAATACAACCTTCGCGCCGTGGGCCCGCATGGTG